GAGTTCGTAACCGTCCTCCACGTACAGATATTCGTAAACTTTTTGTAAAAGAAAAATTCACTAATTATCGTGGTGACGCGTTTTACCTTGGTCGTAATACTGATGGATCAATCACTGATAAAAAAGTGGTCATTAATTCATGTGAAATGCGAGATAATCATAATTTACTCATTACTAATCGTATATGGCTAGGAACAGTTAAGGAAGATTTTGAAGGTAAAATTAGACCAACCGAAAATGGTGATTGTGGCCTTGCATTACTCTGCAATACAGGTCTTGGTCCTTTTATTGGTGGAATTCATCAATTAGGTGATGGTGGAAGAAATATTGGTGCTTTATTCGTATCTTATGAGAAAATTATGGAAATGACTAAAGGAAAAGTACTAATTTCTACCAATCCGCCTATGCTTGATGCTCCTTCTGCACCCGCTAATTTCACACCTGAACTAGATAAGAAAAGCCCTATTCGTTTTGTTGAACAGGGTGATGCTAGAGTTTATGGTTCTCTTAGAAGTTTCCGTGCGGCCCCCAAATCCAAAGTTGCTCCAACAGTTATGTGTGAGGCGATGATGGAGGCAGGGTATGAATTAAAACATGGTGCTCCAACCCTTAAAGGTTGGAAGATTTGGAGAAGGGCTCTTCTTGAATTAACTAAGACTACAAATAATGTGGATACATCCGTTTTGGATAAATGTATGTATAGTATGTTAGATGATTGGAAGAAAACTCCTCCCAAATGGCTTGAAGAATTAAAGATCTATGATCTTAATACTGCTGTTAATGGTGTTCCAGGTGTTAGATATGTTGATTCTATGAATAGACAATCTAGTGCTGGATCACCTTGGCGCACTACTAAGAAAAGATTATTTGATTATGCTGAGCCAACTGAAAAGAATCCTAATCCTATAGTATTTCATGATGAAGTAATTGATCGAGTTAATGATAGACTTGAAAAATATCTTCGATGTGAAAGATCTATGCCTGTTTTTAGTGCTTCACCTAAGGATGAAGCATTAAGTCATAAGAAAATAGCTATTGATAAAACTAGAATTTTTATGGCGGCTCCTGTTGATTTAACAATTACAATGCGTATGTTATTGTTATCATTCGTAAGGGTTGTTCAGAAAAATAAATTTATTTTTGAACAAGCTCCAGGTACAGAAGCTCAAACAGTTGAGTGGGATTTCTTTTACCACTACTTAACAAAACATGGAAAAGATACATGTATCTTTGGTGATTATTCAGATTTTGATATCACCATGATTAGTGCATTTATCCTTGCTGCTTTTGAACTTATTGCATTATTTCATGAATTCGCTGGTTGTACTAGTGATCATGTGAACGCTATAAGAGCTATAGG